CCGAGTTTATTAATTTTAGATTAAGTAAGATGAAAGAATGGCAACAGAAAAGGCAAGAAATTGCTAAAATGTATGATGAACAATTACAAGAATATGTTACAATACAACCTACAACAAATGGTTTAGACCATAACTATCACAAGTATGTTATCAGATTACAGAATAAAAAAGTTAGAGATCATATGAAAAAAGTATTAGACGCAAAAGTACATTATGATATGCCTCTATCTGAAAAAGAAATGTATAGAGAAATAGAACATAGAGCAGATAATATGTTTATAAGTAAAATAGTATGTGATACTATATTGTCTTTACCTATACACCCATGGATGACCAAACAAGAAGTTAGTAAAATTATCAATACAATTATTCTCACATTAGAACACAAGAAAGATCAATTTGTAGATGATATGAAAAAGATATTAGGTGATGATCTATTTGATAAAAGTTTATTAAAAGAAACAACAGAACCTATCTACGATTATATTGTAGAGAAGATTTATCAAACACCAGGTTACATAGAAGAAGAACCATTTAAAAACAAAAGAAAGTTAAAGATAGCCTTTAATAAATTTTATGCCCAACATTGAGTTAAAAAGTAAAAAGTTAAGATATAGAGATGTAAAGAACATCAAAATGAAACCTATGTGTTTTGAAGAATTTGCATTTGGTATAACAAACAAAGGTGAGTTACTACCTTGTTGTTATTGTGATGATCAACAAACTCTTAATGATCCTGATTTTAAAAAATTAACTGATGTTAGTAAGATAGCAGATTATGATAAGATAGAAGATATATTTAAAAACAAAGAGTGGAAAGAGTTTTACGATCTTTTAGCAAATGATATACCACCATGTCACGCATGTTTTCAAACTTGTGGGTTCAAAAAAGATGGTAAGCCTATTAAAGAAATAAGAGAAGATACTTATTTTAACAAAGACGGTACTGAAAGAAAAACAAACTCTGCTTATTCAGGTAAATATTCACAAATGCATAAAAAGGAAAAACCATAATGTATCAAGCAATGACATACGAAAAGTTTTGTAAAAGAGTATCAGTAAATTTAGATGGTAATCATAGATGTTCTCTATTATGTCCTAACTGTCCTAGACAAACAAAATATACAGATCATGGTATGAAAGTTGCAGGTACAGATATATCTGAAAAAGATTTTGACAAATGTATAAAGTTTTTTGGTCATATAAACTTTGAAGGACAATATTCTGATCCTGTACATCATCCTAAATTTTTAGAAATGTTAAAAAAATGTTATGACAATAAAGTCTTTGCAACTATTCAACATGCTAGTGCAGCTAAACCTTTTAATTGGTACATGAAAGCGTTTAAGGCAAACCCTAATGCCAAGTGGCGTTTTTCTATAGATGGTCTTCCTAAAGATAGTCATAAATATCGTATCAACCAAGATGGTGAAAAGTTGTTTAGAGTTATGAAAAAGTGTGCTAATATGATGAAAATCAAACCACTATGGCAATACATTGTATTTAACTATAATGAAAATGATATAGAAACATGTAAGCAAATGGCACAAAATATAGGTGTTGATTTCTATGTAGTAAAATCTAGTAGATGGAATGGTTCAAATGATCCTTTAATGCCTAGTAAAAAGTGGAGATTATAATTGAAAACGTTACAAGAAATACAAGAAAATTATTTAGCCATAGACTTCTTTATGTCAATGTCATGTAATAAAGATTGTCATTATTGTACAAGTTATACTTTAGAAATGAGAAACTTGACAGTTGATATGGACTTCTTAAAACAAACATTACACTATTTAAGAAATTATAAGATACGTGTTTGTTTGTTAGGTGGCGAACCTGGTCTAATTAAAAATTTAGATGATGTAATTGCTGAAGTTAAAAAGAATCCTAATCATGTGTGTTCGGTACTATCAAACTCTTTTGTACGTAAAAGATATCCACATATACTAAAAGATCCTGATATACTTTATGTTGAACATAACATACTAGATTTTTATGAAGACGGTATTAAAAAACTTGGTAGTTTAGATTTACTACCACCTTATGGTTTCATAAAAGAAAATGATTATAACAATTACAATCTATGTGTAAAGACACCTAACTTTTTCAAATATAAACATTTATTTCCTGAAGAAATGAAACAATTAGATCACAAGAATACAATGTGGAAATCATTTAATGGTAGAACACCTAACAAAGATGACGTATTAGAAGTACATACTCAAGCAGCTGAAATAGATCGTAAGATGTGTGCAGCTTTTCCTATGGTACCTGTTATCAATTTTGAAACAAGAAAGATTGTACATTGTAGTAAAAAGTTTGCTAATAATATAATTCACTCAAAAACATTTGACATAACACAGGAGAACGTAGATAAGATGATGAATTTTCAGTTGTTTAAATATGAGAACTATTGTAAAACATGTATGGAATGGGTTGAACCTAAAGGTCACTTTCCTATGAGAAAATATGCGAGGTTACTAAATGCATAAAATATTTGCAGTAGCACTTAATCTACACGACCACAATACATATGATGGTGTCTTTCATAATCAAAGAGAAAGATTTACTAGATTTAAACATAATCTACCTTATCATGCTGAGGCATATGACCATCAATCAGATATATTAAACCCTGGCGACTATAGATTAAATGATGAGTTTGTAAAAGAGTATTGGAAAAAGAAAGATGATGTATTGGCATTTACATATACTTACGGTGGTGTTAGAATGTGTAGAGATATGTTACCACAAGATGTATTTGATTATGAACCAAAAAAACTATGGGATCACTATTTCAAAGATGGCATATACTTTATAGATCATCATCAATCACACGCCGCATATGCTTTTCTTAATTCAGGTTACAATAAATCTGATATACTTGCGATTGATGGTATAGGATCAAAATATAGATGTGTCTTTTTTGATAAAGATGAAAACTTAATTGATCTATCAGATAAGTTACCTATAGGTTGGTTATGGAATCACATGTCTAACTTAACAGGTTTTGGCACACTAGGTGCTAGTAAGTTAATGGGTAAAGTTGGGTATGGTAAATATAGTGAATACTATTACAATATATTTGAAACTATACTTGATGGTCCTATTACTGAAAAGAAACAAAAACATTTTCAACATATTAAGTTAGATAACATAGATGATCTAGCACATACACTACAAAAATTTACAATAGATAAAATAAAAGAGTTTGTCTATCCGTTAAAGAGTTGCGATAACTTATGTATTGCAGGTGGTGTTGCTTACAATGGTTATATGAATGAAGAATTTACAAAACATTATGAGAATGTATTTGTACCACCTGCTGTAGGTGATGAAGGTCAAGCAGTAGGTACATATATGCATGCCGATTGTGTTATCAATAATAATATACATAAATCAGAAACATTTGCTGGTGTAGAATACGAACATAATGTAGGCGAAGACGCTGACTATAAAAAGATTGCACAGGCAATTGCTGATGGTAAGATAGTAGGTTGGTTTCAAGGTAAATCAGAAAGTGGTAATCGTGCATTAGGTAATAGATCAATACTAGCAGATCCTCGTAATCCTGATATAAAAGATATTATCAATCATACAATAAAGATGAGAGAAGACTTTAGACCATTTGCACCTGCTGTATTAGAAGAACATTACAAAGAATATTTTGATACAAGATTACCTAGTCCTTATATGAGTAGAATATGTAAAGTTAAGAAAAATACAGTACCAGGTATTACACACGTTGATAATACAGCAAGAATACAAACTGTTAATAAAGAATTTAACGAAAAGTTTTACAACATCATCAATGAGTTTTATAAAATAACAGGCATACCAATGTTATTGAATACAAGTTTTAACTGTAGAGAACCTATAGTAGAGAGTCCTAAACAAGCGATAAATACTTTTAATAGGACGGCATTAGATATATTAGTAATTAATGATAAGGTGATATGTAAATGAAACATTTTGATTTATTAGAACAAAAAAGAAAACACGTAAAGACCTATAAAAAAGATATTCCACCTAAAGAAATTGTAGAACGAGCATTATACAAAGCATGGAAAACATCACCATCTAAAAATAATGCAATGGCATATGAGGTGGTTGTATGGGGACCTGATAAAGTAAAAGAGAAAGAACTGATACACGGTTTAGTTGTTAAGTGTCATGCTGATGTGGAAGACAAGGCAGTTGCAGATGGTCAGGCAAAAATAACACAAGGTGCAAAAGTAGGTGGGTATGAAAATCCATACTATAGACACATACGAGAAAATCCATACTTAATTACTATTCACAGCAGACTAGCACAACCTAATAAATTTTATCAAAGACACGTTGAAAAAGGACACTTCTTTGACCAGGCATATGAAAATTATGTTGATAGATTAGTTGATAGTGTCGCTGTAGAAGTAGGTATATTTGTTGCTAATCTAACAAACTATTTGTTAGAAGAAGGACTTGATATATCTTATAACTCATGTTTTAAAAGAAGACCAGAAGAATGGCACAAAGTTGGATTAACTCAAATTAAATATAGACCACATGTTATGCTTTCTATGGGGTATGCAGAAAGATATAGACGTGAGGATTTAGTTGAATGGAAAATAGAACATGAAGATGTTAAACCTGAAATGGAGGAAATTGTACGATGGATATAGATAAATTAAATAAAATAATAGATCAAGTAATCACTCCTGAAATGGATGAGATTATACAAAAACAAGAATTGATAGGTATGAGAATAAGTGGAGGTATTGACTCTGCATTTATGACCTTTCTTATGATGAGTAGATACCCTAATAAGAAATTATTACCTGTTACAATGTTTAATAAGTTAAGACCTGCAGCTATGGATGCAGTATTAAATGTTGAAAGTAAATTAAGAGAATTGAATCCTGATAGCACATTGTTAGAAAGTGAAGTATCATTTTTTGACACGTCTGGTTTTATAAAGACGCAAGAAATGATAGATCATTTTGAGAAAACAGGAGAAAAATATAATCCAAAAGATATATTTCAAAGACAATACTACGAAAGTTTATACGAAAGATATCCTGAACTAAACGTTTATATGTCTGGCGAAACTTTAAACCCACCTATAGAAGAACAACCTAAAATAATTACAGGTGAGTTACGTAAGTTTCCTGATGATAGAAATCATAAAAGAGATAATCTAATATCTGAAAGAATAAAAAAAGTTATCGCAGGTAAAAAATATTACTATGACAACACAAAATACGAGATAAGACCATTTCGTAATATGAATAAAAAAGAAGTTGCAGGTTTAGTAAAAGAACTTGGTTTAGACAAAACTTTATTTCCTGTTACTGAAACTTGCGAAACGGAAATAGAGATGTACGGTGAGTATGGCAAACCTGACTTCTTTAATATGCCTTATACAAAACCTGGTGCTGAACCTTGTAAAAGATGTTGGCCTTGTAGAGAAAAATATTGGGCATACGGATATTATGACTTTAATAATATAGAAACAGTTGAGAAGTATAAATTATAATGATTGATTTACCACTCTTTAAAAATATAATGGCAGAAGCCAGACACAATACTGACTTGTTAGACTCTTTTAGTCCTAATCAATTCAAATCAAAAGAAAGATTGATTGAGATGATAAGAGAACAACTAATACTAAAAACTGAATCAGAAATAGTAATTTTCGGTGGTTGGTATGGTAGTATATTAGTGCCTGCATTTAAAGAGGTAAAAAGAATTACTTTAATTGACAAAGATAAAGAAGTCATTGGTATAGCAAAAAACAGATTGTTTAATCATTACAAGAATGTAGATTTTTTAAATAAAGATGTATTTGAATGGGCACCTAGCTCTAGTAGAATAAAGAAAACAGATTTAATTATTAATACTTCTTGTGAGCATATGCGACCAATGAAAAAATTAAATTTAAATACAAACGCTTATTTTGCTTACACCTCAAATAATATGTACGATATAGAAGGTCATGTAAATTGTGTATCATGTTTAGATGAGTTTAAAGAGCAGTTACCTGATAACGCTAGAGTTATTAGTGAAGATGAAATAACAGACGAAAGAGGTCGTAGATTTTTAATAGTAGGAAAATATGAAAAGAGTAATATATAGTTTTTACATTGATATACCAAAAGATGAACTTGATATATTTGATAAGAATATACTGATACCAAATAAATCAGTACCTATCAATTACGTCACAAAGGATGCTTTTAAAGAAAATTATCACAAGTTAATATCCTGTAAAGAATGGTACGCAAAACAAATAGGCGTAGAGTTTAAAATGTTTGAGTATGGTCCAGACTTTATCTTATACAAAGAAGCTATGCAAAGAAAGTATCCATACATCACAGCATACAATGTAGTAAATTTTTATAAGATACATTTATTATGCGAACTCGCAAAAGAATATGACGAAATACTTTATTTAGATTTTGATGTAGTACCTATGCATCCTGAAAACTTCTTTGAAGCATGGGACTTATCAAAAGGTATTGCAATACAACACAATACACATAAAGTTATTCCTATGGATGCTGTAACTGAAAGATCACAAACTATAAGATCACCAACAGCAAAATATTATAACGCTCAAGCAATGTTAGTAGATAGAGATTTAAATCCTAAACATCATGTAGTAAATACAGGTATCGTTGGTGCAAGTAAAGAGTATATACAGAAACTAAATTACTTTGGTAACTTTGAATCTGATATGGCAGAAATGAGCAGACTAACTAAAGGCCATGACATCTATCCTAAAAAGATTACAGACTTCTTTGGTTGGGATAATGAAACATTGTTTGCAGTTAAGATAGCAGAAAATGATGTACCAATACAATGGTTAAATCAGAAATGGCATTACTTCTTTTCTGATCAAGGCTTTGTACCTAAATCAGTTGTACTATGTCATGCTATCAATAAAAAGTTTGAAGTAGTATGGAGGGCTTATAATAATGCTTAAAATATGTACGGTATATTTTGAGGGTCTATATCACCCTAATACAGTTACAAAGTTGTATAGATCATTAAAAGAAAATAGTAGTGTGCCTTTTGAATTTATCTGTCTTTCAGATAGAGAGAAAGATTTTGATGGTGACGCAATGGGTGATGTTGTTTTACCTTACAATCATCATAGTAATATTAAGAAACATTGGCACAAATTAAAGTTTTTTAGTAATCAATTTGCATATCAAAATCCTGGTGATGATATAATCATTATGGATATAGATCAACACATTGTAGGTAATGTTGATGATATATTAAACTATCCTGTAAAAGAAGGTGAGTTACTTACATACGATAGTTGGTGGAATGTTAAGACAAATAAATTTGCTGATAGAGTTATAATACCTATCAATGGTGGTTTCTATAAGTTTAAATCAGGTAGTTTCAATTACATATGGGACGATTTCTCATTGAATCCAGAATACTGGCAACTACACTACTATAATAAAGGTGATGTTCATTTTAAATATTATGGCGAACAAAACTATGTCTTTTGGAAACTAGATGAACATAAAGCAAATATCAAATATCTACCTGGCGAATGGGTAGTAAAATATACAAATGATGATAGACAAAATATAGAACTTAATAAAATGTATTCTAAAAAGTTTGATACAGATTATATGATACTAGGCGACCCACACGAAAAGATAAAGATTATTCATTATTTAGGACCAAAGAATGGAAAAAATATTTAAAGATAAACGAATGGCTGCTGTGTCTAACAGTATGCCTGGCAATGTAGATACTTCAGATTGGTTTAACAAACTATCTAAAGATGGTGAAGAAAGAAAACTTGATCCTAACTCTATTATGAATAGAGCAAAAGATAAAAGAAGTTGGTTTTGTGTTCATCCTTTTGCTGAAATGTTTATAGAACTAGATGGTTCTTATAAGGCATGTTGTCTTGCAGGTAAAAGTAAAACGCATACTATAAACAATACACCTATAAAGAAGTGGATGGAAGATAGTGATTATCTAAAAAATTTAAGAAAAGAAATGTTAGATCCTGCAAAACATGGTACTAAAACAATCAATGAACATTGTATAAGATGTGTTAAAGATGAAACAAGATATGGTAAATCTCGTAGAACACACCACATGTGGCGAGAGTCTAACACTAAAGAACGTTGGGATAGAATAGAAAGAAATGTTAGAATGTATGAGAAGACAGGTGAATGGACATTTGACGAAAGAATAATGCAAATACAATTGAAGTCTTTTGGTATTGAATGTAATTTAGATTGTCATATGTGTAACCATGACAGCTCATCTATGCGTATTGATATGATGGATAAACATGATGTTTATAGTGAAAAGATATTTGGCACTATGGAAAATACTAGACGTAAAATTAAACTTGTTGAAGACAATCTTAATAAGATAGATAGAAAATCAGTTGTAGATCAAATAAAAGAACTTGCACCATATCTTAATAGTATAAAAATTATAGGTGGTGAGCCACTTATAATGAAAAAGTATTTTGACTTTCTAACTGAAATAGTTAAGACAGGTCACGCACCTCATATAACAGTTAAGTTTCAAACTAATCTAACAAAACTAGGCGAAGGCAAACATAGATTTATTGACTTTGTACCACAATTTAAACAGGTTTCATTTACTGCCTCTATTGATGGTATTAATGATAACGCTGAGTATTTAAGAAGAAGGTCAGTATGGTCAGAAATAGAAGAAAATATTGATTTACTTGCTTCAGATAAATATAAAGGTAAAGCATTTGTTGATGTCAATTCTGTTGTTACTTGTTTTAGTGTATTACGTTTTGATGAAGTAATTAAGTATTGTGCTAACAATCCAGGTATAAGAAGTGCTGGTTGGTTGATGATTGAAAGACCATCATCATTAAGAGTTAATAATCTACCTAGAAAATTAAAAGATGAACTTATACCAAAGTATGAAGGTTGGCCTGATATTCAAGCTGCATTGAGAATGGATGAAGAACCAGACAATGATTTTCAGGACACACTAAACTATATGTTACAACAGGATAAAGCATACGTAGGAACAAAATGGGAATCACATTTGTTTGATGTTTTCCCAGAACTAAAGGAGTATTATGAAGGCACCCATCCAAAGAATGCCTAAACCAGGAGAACCCACACATAATATATTTGGGAAACTAGACCCTCAATGGTGTTTAGAACAATGTAAGTATATTGTAAATGAATTGCCTAGAACAGAAAAGTCTAATGCAAGTGGTAAATTCTTTGACACATACGAACAATGGAAGTTTCATAAGTCAAGTAATCTTCCTATTATGCAAAAGTTTAGAGAAGAATTAGAAAATCATTTACCAGAATGGGAAAAGATATACGGTAGAAAACCACGATTAGATTTTTTCATATTAGCATATACAAAAGATAGTACTAAAGAAATGTCTATATGGCATACTGATAAGTATTTCTATGATGGTCAATTTCATTTAACAGTACAAGGTAATGCAAATATTGAAACTGAAAAAGAAACAATATTTTTAGACAACGGAACATTGTGGTACTTAAATGGTACTACATATAAACATAAGATTAATGCTAACAAAGAACCTATTGAAAGATATGAATTGTGTTGTCCTATATATCAACAAGAAAAACATATAGACGTTTTAATGTCTTGTGTAAAGGGTGATAATAAATTAGTATATGCAAATGATGATTTTAAAAAAATGGCCAATGCCGAAAAGAAAGGTGTTGAAGACGCAGTTAAAAGAGGCACAGCAAGCTCAGTACTATCTGAAAACCAAGGACGTCATATAGCAAACATGAGCGAGTACTGTGATTAATAAAGGAAAATAAAATGGCAAACATAGAACAAGAAAAAGAGTATATAAGAAAGATACAAAAGTGTCAAAGAAATTGGGACTATACAAAACCAATGCCTGAAGAACACATTAATTATCTATTGTGGGTAGCACGAAATGCTCCATCAAAACAACATGAAGCATATTACGATATATATTATTCAGCAGACAGAAAAGTAATTAATGAACTTTATCAATGGTCCTGGGGTTCAACTCACTCTGGTGCATTTAATAATAAACCACCAGCAACATGGCGTAACCCTCAAATGAATGGTAGTTTGTTTATGTTGTTTGTTATGAAACACCCACCGACAGCAAGAAACTCTATGAATGATGGTAGTCTTGCTAAAACTGATCACGCACCTAGATGGGAAAATGGATTAGTTGCAGTTGGTACTGCATTAGGATTAGTTATGAGAGCTGCAGCTGAATTAGGTTATGCAACTGGTTGTAACAAAAACAATAGTCAAGGTCCTGATTGTGATTTTAATTGGGAACGTAGATTAGGTTTATATGAAGATATTTACGTACATAAAAAGAAAAAGATGTTGTATGGTTTAGGTATAGGTCATGCACAAGAAGGAAGACCTAGAAATGAATCAGATGATAACGAATTAGTTATCGGTGCAGCTAATGGTCACAATTTATCTTTAAAAGATAGAGGTGAAGAAAGAGATGTAAGAGGTTGGAAATATAGACAATGTTCAATTGTTGATATAACTAAATCAGATACAGCAACTGATCCTTATGGTAATGTACATGAGTTACCAGAGAAAGCAGTCTTTATGACCAATACACAATATCCACGAGCAATAGAAACAATTGAAATTAAATGAGAATAATTTGTTGTAGATTTGGCGATAAGTTTAATCAATGGCATGTTGATAACTTAAAACATATGATAGACGAATACTCTGGTCTAAAGTATGATAGTTTTGAAGTTATAGAAGATGATCTATATGGTAATTGGTTTAATAAGTTTCAAATGTATGATAGATTTAGAGATGGCGAAAATCTATACTTTGATTTAGATTTAGTTATCTATGATAAGTTACCTGATCTTATAAGAAAAGATTTTACACTATTAGATGATACATGGTGGAGAGAACGTGCCCATACACCTTTGAACTCGTCTATAGTATCATGGACTGGTGATGTATCTTATATATGGGATAAGTTTAAAAAAGAAGATCACTTTTACGTTACTAACTATACAAAAGGTAGTGATGAATGGTATTGGAAATTTATAGACTATAAGACTTATGATAAAGTCTGTCCTTCAATTAAAGATTACATGTATCAAAAACCACCACAATTTAGTGTATGTACATTAGGTCAAATGCACCATCTACAAGAAAAAGGTTGGTCTGGTTGGTATTCTGAATATTTTTTAGACAGGTAATTCTAAATCGTTAAAGTCTTTACAAATCTCTATGCCTAAACAGCTGTGTTCTCTTATGTGTTTATAGAGTTGAGCAAACCCTAATATATTTCTTTCAAAGTCATTAATACCTTTGTGTTCATACTCAGCACACATAGGCAGATATATCTTTGTCTTATAACCTTTCATAGTCCAGTACAATGCACCTAGACCTTCTTTCTTAAACACACAACCTGAAGTATTAGTGCCTGTTATAATAACTTGATCTACATCTTTAGGTATTTCATTAACCCAATTAAAGCCATTTGATATGGCCATATGTTTTAATTCTTGTAATCTTAAATCTCTAGGATCAATTTTATTAGTGTAAAATGATATTTGTTTTTTATCAATATGTGATGATGATATAATTTCAGTAAGATAAGAGTATCTTACATTATCACTATATCTATCTGTGGTTAAATCAGGATGACCATAGAAGTCAATCAATATAATTAAAGTTTTCATACCCAATCAAAAGTAACATGTTTTTGAGGCTTCTTTTCATATTTTAATGTGTGGCGATGATAAGTTTCTGTACCTGTTTCTTTATCTATTCTAGGATAACCTATACTTAAAGCAAGAGTAGGTTGATGATCAAAATGTTTTAACCAACTATAACGATCTCTTAATTTTTTACCATTAAGACACGCAGTATAACTTACAGATAATCCTTCTTCAATAGCAACAGTAGTTAAACAAACACTAAACATACCAATTTCTACTTTTGCAATACTAGGCTGTAATTGATATTGGTCTTTATTTAAAGTACCTTGTTTTACATATTCATCAGCAAGGTCTGTATTTACATCATGTTTTTTAGGTATGAATATTAAAACATAAGGTGCAAAAAGTTGAGAGTTACCTTCAGGAAAACGTTTATTAGGTGGAAAACCATAGTTTTTATAAACTTCTAATTTACCTAATCGTCTTTGTTTTCTACTATCAATATCAGGATATTCAACCTCACAAGATAGTTTATACATTACCTCTTTGATTTTAGTATGTTCAGGACCTAATATCTTAACAACATAAGGCATAAGATTTTGTTTTGAAGGAACAATATCATGTGCTTTATCTAAAAGTTTTTGAACTAACTCTTTAGAAGGAACCTTCTCGTGGTCATAATACCTAGTCTGTTTTCTGACCTCTAGTGGTTGCATTTAACCCTCTATGATTTCTATCGCAGCCTTCAATACTTGTATTTTAGTTTTTGCCTGTCTTAACTTTTTCTTACCCTCATTGTTAGATGACTCACTAATCTCTTTAGTTTCAAAACATGCTAATTTTAATGCAAAGATTTGATCAACATTATCGTTGTCTTCAAATAATGCAGTTAAGATTTTAGGGTAAAATTTAGTATCAAGTTTTTTGTTTTCAAACTCAAATATAAGACCTTCTTTTTCAGCAATTCTTAATACTGATTTTTCAAATTGTTCTTGTTCAAGTTTGTTTCTTTGGTAAGTATTCTCATGTAATTGATCAATATTAATTTTAGTTTGAAGTGCTACCCATTGATGATGGCCTTCTTCGTAAGGTATAATTGTGGTAAATACTTTACTCTTATCTTCGTTAGTTGTTAATATTTCTATATTTTTTCTTTCTTGGTCAATGAAGTATGCATTGACATAATGATCTTTAAGATATTCTTCAGTTATCATTTCGGTTCTCCTTTATGTATTCATATAAATTAACTTGTGGTGTCCAACCAATATTATTTAGTAGGGTATTATCAGCAAGGT